GAATTGAGCTTGCTAGGTTTTGACAGTTTTAATTCCATTGTATTATCCTTTAGTTAACTTTAGTAATGAGACCATCTTTTAATACTACACTTGCAAAGAATTCTCTTTTATATCCAGTAATATGAGGTCTGTTACAGCCTGTTAACGTACCATTTGGCTCATATTCAGGCCCAAACATTGAAGTTTCACTATAATCTAATGCTTTCCCGATATTCTCTTTAAGCTCTTTTTTACTTGCGTAGTCGAATATTAACATTGTGTTGTCTCCTGGTTAAATTAAAGATAAGTTAAGGTAAAATCAGCTGAATTTATAGCGATGTCAAAGCCTAATGCTTTTAAAGCTTTTAAATGTGTAGGACTAGCAGTCTTATTGCCTGTCAATGCTTCAAACTCTTTAGCAAACTCTTTAACAGGATAGGTCATCTCTTTACCATATACATTCTTTATGTAGAATCTAAGCTCTTTCATTATAGCCCCTTTATTATTTTAATAGCTTTGTTAGCATTCCTAGCAATAGACTCTAAGTTATTTAATTGAATAAAGAAAGGTTTATTTTTAGCATTGTCTAGTTTTTCTTGAATCATCTCTAATTGTTTCCTAATGATAGCGAATTCCTTTTGTGCTACTTGTTCGGATAAAGTCATTGTGTATCCCCTGGTTGAATTAATGTTAATATCAATGTATATCCTATCATTCTACCTGTCAAGTAAAAAAACAAATAAAAATAAAATAAATGATAATACCTATTTCCCCAGAGTTCTGGGAGATTGACAGATCATTGATGAACTACCAGGCTGTCCACTTGTTAGCTCAGTAATACTGTCCACCTGGTAAGCAGACCTTAGCTCCTATCATTGAGGAACTACCAGGTTGATACCTTGTTAGCTCCTGGTTGAATGATAAGATAAAAACATTAATACCACAGCAAAGACACAAGGCCACACTTAATGAGAACATAATGATGACCATGCGTCCACCTAATGATACATTGTGGCCCGCTTTGAGTTAACTTTTGGTGCTCTAATGAATATATATTGATCGAAGGGGGGAGATTCTGGATCGTACTATAGCGTATACCCCCTCAGATTTTTATCTTAAATTATCTGAGGGAGCACACTAGGTCTACCTAATACGTCCTAAGTTTCACAGGTTTCTGTGGAGGGGGCTTGCGTCTTACCTTAGGTTTAGGCTGAGGGTTCTTGTATCCTTTAAGCTTTGGCATAATTACAGTCCTTTGTGGTTCCTGATCTCTCCTTTGGAGGAATCATAAGGTAACCTAGTTGATAATTTAGATACACCTTGGTTCTTTAGTGTCATACCACTGGTATCCTTAGGACTAGGGGTGGGATTAGGTCTCCCAAGGCTAGAATTAAAGCCTCCGTTCCCTGTGTCTCCTGATACTTTCTTTACTTTCATTATCTAGCTCCTTTACTTGTTTAATTTTATGGACTTTCTTTATATTAAGTGGGGTTATACTCTGGATCATCTTTAGTGTACTTATTGGCACGTTCTATAGCCTCCTTATACTTAGCTTTATATGCACTAAACTCTACACTTATCATCTCTAGTTTAGCTTCTATCATTACACATCTAGTACAGGGTTCAACATTACTATCCATTAAGCTCCTTTAGCATTGAATACTACACAACCCATGTTAACTTCAGATGGCACAGGTTGCTTTTGTTGTTCAGCTTGTTGAAAGATTTCTCTCATACGTTTAATACAGTCTTGTTCGCTGTAGAAGGTCTGACCTATCTCAGCGTGTCGTACAGATACAGGATCACCCCCTAGGTGGATTATCATTAGTAACCAAATCATGTAGTTTTATATCTCTTTCTTGCTCCAGAACGAGAACCTCCTTTTCTATTAGATGTGTTAGATGAACTACCACTAGTTGACCTTCTTATACTTAGTCCTGAGTCTCCGCTACTCTTTGGTAATGGTGGAGTGGATTCTTTCTTAGGAGTAGCATTTATTTGAGCATTTAACTCCGATCCTCTAGCTCTACCTCCTTTAAACATAAAGTCATTAAGTTTTCCTGGTTGTCTGTCTATACTACTAGAAGTAATAGTTGTGCCTCTTTGATCTGCTATTCCTTGAGCCATTCCTCTTAAATATTGTCCACCTGCACTTGGAAGTTGGCCTTTACTTCTTAAATCATCTACCCACCCCATCATAACTGCTGACCTAGCATCAGCTCCACGATTAATATGAGGTTGAGCTTTTGATAATGACCCAGAACTACACATTGTATTACCTCACATTAGTCCACACGGACTCGTCTATATTAGTTTCATTAACAGTATTCATAAAGTTCATTATTCCATCCATAAACTCCTCTTGTTGACGATCTTTGTAAGCAGCGTGTTCATCTTGAGCCATTTGTTCCCACCAGTAGTGGACACCCATAGCCAGTACGTCCAGCCTATCATCATACTGTAGAGACCCCTTGTCTCTTGTCAATCTAGTCATTTGGTAGAACAGTTGCCTCCTAGGTTCCTCCTTAGACTCCTCATAATCCCGTTCTACTTCTGACCTATCAAATATAAGCCTATGTTGATTCATAACAGGCTCTAAGTCATCTATAATCCTTGCTTCCTTCTGTTTACTATGTTTGATCTCCTCAACAGTACACCTATGGTATTTAAAGAGGATGGGCTTAAATATCTCAGTATACATCCCATCCCCAAAGTTAGCCTCAATTTCAATGAGGTTGACTGCGTGTTTTTGAGCAATCTTAGCCAACTGCGTAAGAGTGGCATTGTCATACCCACCTTTAAGTCCTCCTATAGCTAATACAAAGATTTTACCATGTAACAACTTAGTAACTACATATCCTGTCTCATCCTGCCCTCTACCACTAGGATCTATGTGCATAGCAGCCCCAGTATAAGTAAAGTAGTCTTGAGAAACGTGCATAGGCTTGTAGAAGTAGTCTCCAGTGAGACCTACAGCAGGTAGATCCAGTAGATCATCCTTGCCATATAGTACTTCTCCTGGGCCTTTCTCTGTACTTAAGGGTATTACAATCAAATGTTCTAGCTTAAGTGGGTATCTCTGGTCATCTTCACCAGAAGTATCCAGCATAAACTGTAGAGCAAACCCTGATTTACCATAAGATGCTTCTCTTTCACTCAAATCAAGGCTATCAAACCTCAATGGGTCTGTAGGCTCCTCAGGCTTGATCTGAAGCTCTTTGATAAAAGGGGATAGTCGGTGTGCATAGAACTCTTTAAGACGCTTATCTGGCATCCTAGCAGGCCATATTCTACATTCATAGCCTCTATTCTGTAGTCCTGCGTATAACGATTCTTCAACCTGTGGTGTCCCAAGGTAGACTATACGTCCTACCTTAGGCATTACTACTGCATCAAATTCTTTTACCACTTCGCCCAACTTGTCTCTCATTACCTGAGTCAAAGCATTGGATAATACTTCAACATCATCAGCAATGATAAAGTGAGCACGAGAGCCTACAATTTGTCCGGTGATACCTACAGATTTAACTGAAGGTGCATGAGCTGCTCTACTGGGAGCTACATCAAAGGCAACATTAGAGTTTCTTTGCTCTTCTCTTGCCCTGAGATGCTGAAGAATAGGCATCTCATGGATAATCCGTTTAGTGAAAGTAGAGAAATCATCAGCCCTTTGTTTAGATGCAGATATAACCAGAAACTTTAATTGTGGGTCAACAAGTAACTTCCATACAACAAAAGCAGAAGTAATCCAAGATTTACCAACACCTCGAAAGGCCTGGATAATAAGTCTCTTAGGCCCATACTGGAGATACTCAGCGATGTCGTATTGTATAGGAGTAGGAGGAGGTAGAGCAAGGTGCTTCCAAGCAATATAAAGAAAATTCCTGAAATCACTCTTAATTAGTTTGAGTTGATCTACTTGGGGTTTCATCAAACGGTAACTCCTCCACTAATCCTTTTATGTCTTCATTATTAGCACCCAGACACTCAATGTTATTGTCTCGTAGAAATTGCCTTGCAACATTAAGGACTGATGCAGGAGCTGAAATTTGTTCAATAGTTCCATCTTTAGATACCGAGGTTACACCATTTATAAGTTGATCTTTAAGTGTTCTAGCGATAATTCCATGTAGATCACCTAGGTCTTTAACGGTTCCATTACTCATTATTTACATACCTCTTTATAGAGATCATTATTTCTAGCTATCTTAGCTAAATCTTTTACTACTACACCAGTAGGTTTATTCTTAGTTATCCACTCTTTAGTCTCAGCACTAAGTTGTACTGGCTCATACCACAGACATTCTTTAGAGTAGTATGAGTCAGCATTATAAAGTCCTAACCCAAAGTTAGCCGTAGGTGCAGCCATTTGTGGTAGTATACTACAGCCCGTTAAGGACATCAGTAACACCAGTACGATCTTTAACTTCAGCCTTAGCTTTATCAAGTTCATCTTCTACTTCTTGTAATGCAGCCATCCCTTTAGGATGATTGACGTTATTAAAGATGTTACCAGCTAACCAGTTAAAGATAGGCCAAAGTTTACCTAATACAGGTATTTTATTCACTAACCTGTCAGGCATAGCTCCAGTTAGAGCTGTAAACATCAGTACGACTTCTCCTACTATCTGGAACCAACTTTGGTTCATAAACATTTCCATTCTGTTTCTCCTTAGTTAGGTGTACAAACATAATAAGCCAGACACCATCCTATTACTACCATCAATGCCATAGTTCCAGGGACTCTATTTAGTACGTCCATTAGTTACAATTCCTATCCATTATTGATACATTAGTAACCAGAGATAATGGAATAGCTCCATATCCCTTGTATTTTCCTATTTCACTTCTATCCTTATTATAACCAATAACTACATGATCATTAGATACACCCATAAGAAAACCACAGGACTCATAGACAGCCTTTTGTACATCTAAGTCAGCTATAGTTACTTCTTCTGAGTTATCATAAGGATCAAACCATTCTACTAATACAAGTCTATGAAGATTATCTTTAGA